TCAGGCCCTGCACAGACGACCAAAGGCTGTCGATGTCACCACCCAAGTTGTCGCGCATTGTGTCCGCCATGCGAGCAGACTCACCCTCGACATCCGTCAGCGCCCCCGTCAATTCTCGCAGCCGGCCCGTTTGGCTGGTGAGCGCAAGAATGGCCGGGCCGCCTCTGTCGCCAAAGATCGTCAGCGCGTCCGCCGCGGAAAGCCCTGCGTTGCTCAGGCGCTGCACGATCTCGGTGATGTCGTTCGTCTGCGGGTTGAGCCTTTCCAGCTCCAGCCCTAGCCCTTCCAGTGCGGTCTTGGCCTCGCCAGTCGGGTTTGCGAGCGAGGACAGAACCCGCCGGAGACCGGTGCCCGCGCTGCTACCTTGGATACCTGCGTCCGACAGCACACCAATCGCTGCGGCGGCATCCGACATTTCGATCTCCAGCGCCGACGCCACAGGACCGACAAAGGACATGGCGGTGCCGAGCTGCTCGACATCCGTGTTCGCCCGGCTGGACGCGGCGGCCAGAACATCGGCCACGCTTGCCGCGTCGGTCGCCGCGATGCCGAACGCCGACATGATGTTAGACGAGATGTCAGCCGCGTTACCAAGGCCCATGGCCGCCGCTGTGGCTAGGTCCAGAACCGCGGGGATGGCCGAGACCGATTCTGAGGCCGAGAAGCCGGCACGCGCCAGAAACTCCAGCCCCTCGCCCGCCTGCGTCGCAGTGAACTCGGTCGTGCTACCCAACTCGGCGGCGATCGAGCGCATGGCAGCCATTTCGTCGGCCGTAGCGCGTGAAACGGCCCCTACCGCACTCATCTGCCGTTCGAACGAGGACAGCACCTGGATTGAGCCGGACAGCGCCGCAAGGCCCGCCACAGCCGCGCCAATGGCGATGGACGCGCGGTGCATTCCGGCGGACATGGCGGCTGCGGACTTGGTAACGCCGCCGGCGGCCTTCTCGGTCTTCTTGCCCTCTTTGCCGAATTTATCCAAATCGCGCGTGGCCTTCCGCACGTCCCGACTGTCAACGTCGACGCCCAGACGGGCAACATCTTCAGTCATTCTTCACGCCCATCATCATGTCAAAAAACCTTTCTTCTGCCGCGTCGCGTGCCGCCTTTTCCTCGGCGGTGATCTCCGGCTCCCAAGGTGGCTGGACCGCCTTGCTGTTGTATTCGTGATAGGCGGCGACATACTCGCGCGACGCGTCCAGGATGTTCTGGAAGTCGATCGGCCCCAGATCTGCCGATGTCGCCTCGGCCCATGACCGAAGCTCTAAAGCCGAAAGCGGCGCGACCCCGCCGCTCGGCGCGGGCATTTTGATCCCCACCCCGATCAGGCACTGGGCCAGGTAAGCGGCGGTGGTCAGCGGTGGCAGCTTGGGATCTTCTCGCCTGACCCGCATTTCGCCCATACGGGTCAGGTTCTTTTTCTCGGACTCAGGCGTTTCAAGCCAAGCGAGGTGCCGGAAGTACATCCTCAGCTCCGCTTGGCGAGCGTCAAAAAATCGTCGATCTCCGAGGTCTCCGCGCGGAGCTGACGAAGGATCGCCGGGTATGCGTCATACAGCCAGACCGCGTTCTCGACGGTGCAGGGAAGGTTGCCGCCCTTGCCGTCCGGCATGTTCTCCCACTCGATCGTCGCGTCAGCCATGTTCTCGGCCAGCCGACCGCTGTTTTCTTCCATGAACTCGACAAGCTCGTCCTCGGACATCTGGTCGATGTTCATGCCGCCGTGAGCCTTGGTGATCTTGGCCATGCGGGCGCGGATGCGGCCCTGAAGGGTCTTGCTGTCCGGCCCGAGCACTTTGATCCGGATCGGCCGGTTCTTGTCCTCTGTGCCGTCCTCGTTGTCGCGGTAAGCCTTCTTGCGCCCGTCCTTGACGTGGACCCATGCGCCGTCCTCGGAAATCTTGCGGGTGTCTGTAAACATTCGATCATTCCCTTGGGTGGTGGGTGAATATCGGAGCGACGAGAAACCACCCAATTCCTCGCCGCCCCTTCCCCGGCGTCAGGAAGGACCAAAGCGCCGGGATTGGCAGATCATGGTGCCGCGACCTTGATTGTTGTTTTCTCGAACTCAAGCCCGAGGTCGGCCATCACCACATTGCCAACCCCGATGTTGGTCGGGTTGTAGCTCGTGATGGCGGCCGTCCTGTAGTAGATCGTGCCGTCCTTCAGAGTGAACTCGAAAGACCCCTTGGTGCCGTCGCGGAACGCCGTTTCCACTGCGGTCTGGCCCGCGTCGTCAGGGTCGAGGCCGACCATGAAAGAGCTGTTCCCGGCACGAAGAACGTCGACGAACTTTTCTTCTTCACCGCTATCGAGTCCGGTGAATGTCGCGATATCGTAGACGCCATCAAGGTCGGGGTAGCCTTCCAGCTTGCCTACAGTCTCATAGGTCAGCGCACCAAATCCGGTGTCGTCGTGGGTCGCCGGCAGTTCAGCCACAAAGCCGATTGTTGCCCCCACCGCTTGTTGTAGTGCCATGCTTTATCTCCTTTGCAGGCTAGGTTTTGACGGGGTCAGCCCATCGGTGAACTCGACCAGCGTTTCGCCGCCGGCTTCGGTAGCGTCGGCCACTGTGCCGGAATAAGTGACGCCGTTGGACATTGCGAATTGCAGCACGTCGCCCTTCTCAGGCACATCGCCATTGCAGATCATGGCGGGTGTCGTGCCGGTTGGCGTCGGCATGGTGACGATGCGCGCGCCTGTGATCGGTTTCTTGTCCATGGTCAAGGTGTCCTTTGAAAGATTGCGCGGCAACGGATCGACACATTCTTGCGAAAGTATGCGCCGTCGATTGCGCCCGGCTGTGGGTCGCCCATATCTGTCACCTGAATTTGACCGTCTCCGGCGGATAGTATCAGGTCAATGGGGAATTGGTCAATGATGCGCTGCGCTTGGTCGTCAGCCTCATCCTCGAACGTGCCTTCCCGCACAAAGACTGCCACAAACAACCGAATGGTCATCAGGCTTGACTTGGACAGGCCGAAACGCTCGGGCGGTGTATGGGTAAAATATGCCAGCCAATACGGCGGCTCAGGCGTGGTATATTGCAGCGCGGGGGTGTCATAAACGCCGGGCGCGTTCTCACCCCAGACAATCGGCGGTGCGGATGGTGTGGCGGCAAGGCGCGTGCGCAGGGCTGTTTTGATCTGCTTATGGTTCATCCGACCCGCGCCTTTGCTTTTGCAATAGATGCCCGCACAATCGCGGGCCATTGATCGACGGCACCCTCGACAAAGTGCGCGCCGGGACGGCCATTGCGGCCATTGTTTACCGCTGCCGCATATGGAACATCGTCATTACCCCAAGTAAATGTTGCTAGATCGCCACCTTTCATGTTGCCAGCGACCATGATGTAGGATTCTTTGCCCTCACCAGACGCGCCTCCTGCCACCGACGATTGCAGACTGTTGCGCAAGTTGCCCGTGTCAACAGGCATGCGTCCGCCTTTGGCTTTGGTCTGTTGCGCCACGGCCACCACGGATTGCGTTGCATCTTTCAGCACGGCGTCGATCCGCTTTTCGGTCTTTTTTGTCCACTGGTCGAGCGTGGCGAAAGTATACTTTGTCATTATTCCAGCCTCGCAAAGAAGTCGATTTCTGGTGCCATATAGCATCGGCAATTCACGGTTTCACCTGCGGGCGCTCCTAGTGACGTGTCGCCAGGATACATCATTGAATATCCGCCAACCGTGAACGGCACGCCCTGCGCCGCTACCTGACCATCCGCAGCCGCGTGTGTCTCGCGCGTGCGAGCGTCGCCCGTCGAATCCCAAGCCCTAACCACGTCCTCAGCCCGCACATCGTTGTTCGGGTTTTCGATCAACTGATCCAGCGCCTCTTGCCGCCCGGCATTCAGCGCCTTGAGCGTTTCAGTGCGGGCGATGGTTTCGCCGCGTTGCCGCAACAGATTGTTGGAATATCCCCGCGCGGCCCTGTCAATGGCCGTCTGCGGACGCCCCTCGGCCAGGAGTTTGGCGCGATAGTTTTGCACCCATCCGGCCTGCCTGCTGTGCAGCCCCACCAGACCGCCCTGTCGCTTGCCGTTGACTACGCGACCGCCAATGTCCAGTGCGGTGCGCAGTGGTCCTGCGCCTGCCTCAAGCCCTGCCCGGATCGTCTGGGCAATCAACACGCGGGTATCGTCCACTACCTCAGTCACCAGCCGTGATCCAAGTTCCAGCGCGATACGTTCCGCCCGCGCGTTCCGGCCTCCGAATGACTGCACAACGCGGCTGGCAATCGGTGCGCGGCGGGTGGCGTGTTGGAACGCGCCCATCTGGTAATTGCCGCCAGCCGCCAGCGCCGCGGTGATTGCCGTATCTGTTTTGAACAAATCGGCGGCGTCGAACCGTAGCGCGCGGAATGCCGCGTCAACATCACCGCGCCCAATCGCCGCCTCAAGTGCCTTCATATCAACGCCAGCCCGCGCCTGACGCATCGCCGCGACAAACTCCGACTGGACGCCGGGCCATGTCTGGTCCAGAAGCTTCAGAAAAGCGCGTCTGGTGTCGCGGGTTGTCATACATGCACCTCAACCTGCGTCAGCCCCATTGCGGCCAGTGTTGCCAGCGCGTCGTCACCAGCGCAAGCGGTCAGTTTGTCGGGCATGGCCGTCACAGGCGTCAGGCTGAACACCAGCGCCGCTTGTGCGCGATTGGCCCCTGCCATGTTGACGTGGCTGTCAGTGTCCCATGAGGGGCGCTGTAGGCCGCTCTGCGCCGCCGTTGTGAATGTGTCGGACACGGTCAAGCTTGCGCAGGCGTAAAGGTTGCCCCCCGCGTCCTGCCAGTTCAGCGCCACGTAGGTTTCTGCATCGTCGGGACCGTAGCCTAGAACCATCGCTAGGTTGTTGGCATCATCCCGCAACGCATCAGGGCAAGCGATTGTCAGTCTCATCAGTAGCCTCCTGTAACTGTGACGGTCCAGCCGCGAGCGCGCAGTGTGTCGATTGCGGGTTGGCCTGTTCCTGCCGATGGAGCTGATCCGCCCGACTGGTCAAATACCCGCGTTCCTGCTGCAATACCAGATGCCACGAGCGACACCAGAATGTTATCGATGCTGGTTTGGGTTAGGGCTGTGTTTGTAAATGCGTCGGTAAAGTCTCCGTCTTTTACGTTGTCAAAGATGTTCGCGGGGAAACTAGTGAGGCTTGTGCAGTCGTACCACGCATTATAGAAATTAGTCCCTGCTGATGTGTCAATTAGAGGGAAACTCGTCAGGCTGGTGCAGCCGGACCAGGCGTGACTGAAATCAGTCCCTGCTGATGTGTCAAGCAGAGGGAAACTCGTCAGGCTGGTGCACTTACGCCAAGCCTTATAGAAATTAGTCCCTGCTGACGTGTCGATCAGAGGAAAGCTCGTTAGGCCGGTGCAGTCAAACCAAGCCCTGTCGAAATTAGTCCCCGCTGATGTGTCAAGCAGAGGGAAACTCGTCAGACTGGTGCAGTTATACCACGTATAACTGAAATTAGTCCCCGCTGACGTGTCAAGCAGAGGGAAACTCGTCAGGCTGGTGCAGTTATACCAAGCAGCATAGAAATTAGTCCCCGCTGACGTGTCAATCAGAGGGAAGATCGTGAGGCTAGAGCAGCCAAGCCAAGTTAAACTAAAGTTAGTCCCTGCCGATGTGTCAATCAGAGGGAAGCTCGTGAGGCTAGAGCAGTCACGCCACGCAGCATAGAAACTAGTCCCTGCTGACGTGTCAATTAGAGGGAATGAAGTGAGTTCCGACCAATCCCGCCAGAACCTGGTAAAGATCGTCACAGCCCCATAGCTGGCCGTTGCACCTTCCCCCACAAAGTAAGCCTCGGTCGCCGCAGCTTCCTGCGCACTCAAAGATCCGTTGCGGATCACCTGCCCCACGATTGCGTTGCCCGGGAAATACTGCCCGCCCCTGCCGCCAATGTCATAAGCGCCCGCTGGAATTGTCACACCGTAGCTGGCTGTTCCTTGGTCGGTTGCCAGAACCATCGTACCTGTAAACCCGCCCGTTGGTACTGTTACGGACAGGCGGTCGTCCACCTTGTCAACCGTGATCCGGTCAGGGGATGTCTGGTATGTTGGACGCGCCGCAGCCGTGGCCTGCGTGGCGTGGTTGCCGTTGCCCGACTTGTCCAGCATCAGCCCAACAGGTTGTCCCGCCGTTGTGACAGGCGTTGTGCCATCCGAAACCTGAAACAACGTAGTCAGGTCGCTGGGGTCATACCATGCGCCCTCTGTGCCGCCAGCGAATAGGGATAGTAGAGAGCGGTTCGCGAGAGTTTGCGAACCTAACTGTAAACCGACACCTAACAGCATTTCACACTTCCGATCATCATTTGTATACCTTGACCAACCACGATATCACGTATCCCGCAGAGTCCATCGGGATGACCTCAAGCACAGACCATTCTACACCGTCAATTGTCAGCACGTCCGATGTGGATGGCGCAATCGTGACGCCATCATTGACCAGCGAATAGACAAACTCGCCAGCACCCAATGCCA